TGTGGTGGTTCCTATTGCCGCTAACCCTGAACCACCAAGGGGATTACCGCAGTTGATTATGCTCTTTCGATACCGTCTGAGTAATCAACAAAGTCATCATACTGGTCTTTGCTGATTTCGTCAAGGGAGATAACTTCTAGATCTTCTTGAGGATCAAACCACTCATCGAATTCTGCCATGATTGCCATCTGATCATAAATTCTGTCAATTCCTTTGCCGTTGTACTCTTGAACTTTATCGATTGCCCACTGTCGAACGTCGGCAACGATTTCTTCAGTCTCCATCATAATAGTCTTTTCGGAAGTACCTGCTGAGGATGTTACTATTGTAGTAGGCAGGTCCTCCTGTGTCAAGGGATTCGGTGAGGACTCCGTGGAGGAAGAGTTGTCTTGTTTCTTCAAAGTTTGTTTTGCCAGCTGTTTTATGTAAGCTGAGGATAGTGCGACTAAAGTTTTGTCTACCCAATCGTTCAATGTCTTCTTTAAGTTCAGGACAAGACCCATAATACTTTTTCCAGTCAGATTCTTTTTTTACTCGGCGTTTTTTTCCTGGAGGTTTTCGATGAGACCAAAAATACTTTCTCCCAATGTATTGTCGTTGGTTTGTGAGATTGGTAATGTTATACACAAAACCATAAAAGTCGTGAATATCATCACTAGTAAAAGGTCTCTCACCATATCTCCATGGATTTTCATAATCGATATTCATCAATTGCATCCAGCACCATATTGAGATATTTATGTGCTAGATTTCGTGCTTCTTCACTATGTTGATGTTCTTCCCAAAAGAGTTCATTCTTTATCTTCAGAACTCTTGTCTTGAATTCGATTGCAGAAATTTCATTTCTTGGCATTAAGGGGGATGCATCTCCCCCTATTTAAGCAAAAATCAGAGTTGAAAACCACTGAATGTATCTTTTTTAACATCTTGCTTAATACCACCAACAACATAGGACTCTACTTCTGTCTCCTGAGGTGCCACCTGGAGACCCTTAGAGGAGATCCAGTGCTGCGTCCAGGGCAGTGGATTATTCTTGGCAGGAACATCATATTGTCTCTTCAATCCAATCGCTACAAGACGGCGATTAGCAATCCACTCAACATATTGCTGAAGAAGTTTGTCGTTCAAGCCAATCATAGATCCATCTTTGAACAGATAGTCTGCCCATCTTTTCTCTTCATTGACAGCATTATCAAATGCCTTGTAAGTCCACTCTTCCTCTTCCTTCATGATCTGCTTCATTTCAGGATCATCGCCCTGTTTCCACTTATTGAGGATGTTTTGTGTTATTGCGAGATGTTGATTCTCATCTCTAGCAATAAGGGAGATAATTTTTGCTGAACCTTCCATGAGTTTAAGTTCACCAAAAGCAAAACTGCAAGCAAAAGAAACATAAAACCGAATTCCTTCAAGGATGTTAACATTTGCAACTGCTCTATAGAGTTTGCGCTTCAACTCATATCGATCAAACTGACCAGCCATGTGACCTTCATTAGCAAGTTCCCACATGGTGCTATTACCATACTGCTGAGCACCACCAATAAAGTCGTCATACGCCTCTGTGACGCTTGCAGCACGTTCCAGAATGCGATTATCAGTCACAATCTTATCAAAGACCTCCGAAGGATCACTGTATACATTTTTAATGATATAAGTGTAGGAACGACTGTGAATCATCTCCATAAATCCCCAGACCTCCATACATGCCTCTAGTTCAGGTAGGCTGCAGTAAGGAATAAAAGCCATCCCAGGACCACGCCCTTGAATGGAGTCAAGCATAATCTGGTACTTGAGGTTAGAGGTATAGATATGCTTTTGTTCTGGACGAAGTGTTTGATAGTCCCCACGATCTTTCTGCAGTGAAACTTCTTCTGGTCTCCAGAAGTAACCCAACTGTTGTGTAGTGAGTTTATCGAAGACCGGGTATTTGTAAGAGTCATACCTCTGTACTCCCAGAGGTTGACCAAAAAACATTGGTTGCTTTTTAGTATTTACTTGTTCAGTGTTAAAGACTGTCATGCCCTTAACTTTAGTCATATTAATGTCCTCTACGGATGAAACTTTAAACTGCACAGGATTCACACTCTCCCTCCTCGGCTTGTTCTAATTCGGTTAACAGATTCTCTAATGTGGATTTTTCTTCCTCTACTTCATCATTTTTCATATCATGGGTATTTTGATAGTAGGAAGTTTTCCACCCGTACTTATATGTAGTTAAAAAGTCTTGTGCCATGGTGGACACTGGAACTTCGTTGTCTGGATAGTTTTCAGGATTGTAACTCCAGTTACCAGAAATTGCTTGATCAAAGAATTTTTGCATCACAGCAACAACATTAATATAACCACGATTGGACTCCATATCCCAAAGGAGAGTATAATTGTTTTTAAGATAGTTGTATTGAGGAACAATCTGTTTGAGTGGTCCTTTTTTACTCTTCTTAATGGACAAGTAGTCTCTAGGTGGCTCGATTCCATTTGTTGCGTTTGACACAACGGAACTGCTCTCTGAAGGCATTTGTGCGGACAATGTTGAGTGCCGTAAACCGTGTTCAGAGATAGATGCCCTAAGAGCCTCCCAATCATGTGCTAACTCCTGACTAGAAATTTCATCAACATCTTTTTTGTATGTATCGATAGGTAGAATTCCATCAGCATACTTGGTACGACCGAAGTCTGCACACCAACCTTTCTCTTTAGCAATTTGATTAGATGATTTCAAGAGATAATATTGAAATGCTTCAGTCAGTCCATGAACTGCGTCCCATGCCTCTTGTGAATCATAATTAAATCCAAGTTTGGCAAGATAGTGTGCCAGACCAATAAAACCGATTCCAAGAGATCTCCGTGCCTTTGTAGCGCGTTCTGCTGCCTTCACAGGATACTCCTGATAATCAATTAGTTCTTCCAGTCCACGAACAGAAAGATCACAAAGATCTTCAAGTTCCTCATCAGACTTGACCTTACCAACATTGACTGCAGAAAGAATGCAAAGAGCAATCTCTCCCATCTCATCATCAATATGGTTGATAGGATCTGTAGGCAGGGTGATCTCTTGACACAGATTACTCATGTTCACTTTATCTTTGAACGATGAATGAGTATTACAGTGATCGATGTTCATAATATAGACACGACCAGTCTCAGCACGCTCCTTGAGAAGATCAAGAATCAGTTTCTGTGCCCCAATAGTCTTTCTTGGAACAGACTCGTCTCGTTCAAAACCCACATATAGATCATCGAACCTATCAGTACCAAAAGCGTCATATAAACCTGGTACGTCATGCGGTGAGAAGAGGCTAATCTCTCCATCCTGGATGAAACGTTCGTAGAAAAGTTTTGAAGTTTGGATTGAATAGTCAAGTTTACGGACTCTATTATCTTCGGTGCCTTTGTTGTTCTTTAGGACGATGATGTCTTCGATTTCTTGATGCCAGATTGGAAAGTGGACAGTCGCTGACCCACCTCGGATACCGTTTTGTGTGCAGCATCGCACAGTTGATTCAAACTTTTTGAGGAAGGGGACCACACCTGTGTGTTGAACCTCTCCGCCTCGGATCTTACTGTTGATGCCACGGATTCTACCCGCGTTGATACCGATTCCCGCTCTTTGTGCAACATATTTGCCAATTGCCATATCAGAGCTAAAGATACTATCGAGGGTGTCATCAACATCAACAAGAACACAGCTAGCAAATTGTCGAAGTGGAGTTCGCACTCCCGCCATGATAGGTGTGGGAATGTTGAGTCTGTGTTTGGAGATTGCGTCATAGTACCTCTTTACGTATGACATGCGAGTATCTTTTGGATACTCAGCAAAAATTGTCAGTGCAATCATGATATACATGAACTGTGGAGTCTCGTAGACACCACCAGAACTTCTATCCTGTACTAGATATTTATCTGCAACTTGTCTTAAACCAGCATAAGTGAACAGGAAATCACGATCATGGTCAATAAAAGTATCTGCCTTGGCAATCTCTTCCTTAGAATACTTAAGAAAAATGTCTTTATCATACACATCAATGTTTGTGCAATCCATGATGTGTTTCTCTAAATTAGGAAGTTCTCTCATCTTCCCATAAAGACTTTTCCGGAGACTAAACAAAAGCAAACGTGCTGCGACAAACTGATAATTGGGATGATCAAGATCAATTAGATCGGAAGCAGAACGTATCAAAATTTCTTGAATTTCTGCGGTGGTAATTCCATCATAAAACTGAATACCAGATTTCATTTCCACTTGACTTGCAGACACTCCTGCAAGACCCGCAGTTGCCTCCTCAACCATCAAATGCATCTTCTCTAGGTCAAGAGGTTCAATTCTTCCGTCTCTCTTTTTAACCTTGGTGCCGTTACTCATATCTTCTTCCAGGTGGTAAATTTAAGTTTTGCTTCTAATCCAGAATATGTATTTGATTCTATCACAGACTGCACATCCAGTCCATTCATTACCATATCATTTATGTCTTTGTCATCTATGCTTTCAGGCCAGATGACTACCGACTGACCAGAATCGATGGTCTTAGAGATTCGGTTTGTAATCTCTCTGTTGCGTGGTTCGTTATCATAAATCCACACAGGATTGCTAATCCCCCACTTACCAACATCAGCATCAGCTCCACACATAGCAATCGCATTGCGAATGAAAGTGCTGTCGAATGGTCCTTCTGTAATGTAGACTGGAGCATCTCTTCTGATGTTATCCAATCCGTAGATTTTTGGTGCGTCATCATCAAGCATCACGGTAATGTATTTAACCTTGCTCGAACCTAGAGATCTCCCCTGAAACCCAATTAAGTTCTTTTCATAATAAAGCGGAATGATGATACGTTCTTCATCATGTGTTTCACTCTCAAATGTTGGTTTAAGACTGTTAGCAAACTTCTTAAACTTTTCAGCGTAGTAGAAATTATCAGGGTTTAGTTTCCTTGCTGTAAGATACTCTGCTGGTCTAGGATATTCTGATGCCTTAGGAAGTTTTATTTTCTTTTTAAATCTAGGTGCTTCAAATTTAAAGATAGGTTCCTCTACGACTGTAGATCGACCAGTTTTTCCATCCTTAAATCTTTCAAAGACATACTGTTTATGAAGAACAGGATCTTGCTGTTTCAAAAAACTACTAAACGTCATCGAAGCACCACAGTTGTGACACTTGTAGTTAACATCTGATTTTACAGAGTAAAGGTATCCTCTTGTCTTTGACTTATTCTTCTGTGAGTCTCCACAGATTGGACACCGAAAATTATATAAATTTGACTTTACTCTTTTAAACTTTTGTAGTTTCGATGAAAGAAGATTGATAAACTTTGAATCAACGTGATTCATTCACAGATGCCACCACTGGTGCTACTATAACACTTTCTGCATGAGATAACAAGGGTCTCAGGGTTTTAATTGCTTGTGGATTAGTAATTATCAGTACTGCTCCCAGTGCTCCGATACCAATCCAAAGTTTGCGTTCCAATAATGATAGTCGTTTAGTAACGCTGTCATGATCGCTGTCCATTTTATCACGGAGTTTGTCGATTTTATCAAACAACACCGCGTCGATGTCCTCTTGTTTCGATATTCTTTCCTCATGAACGGCAAGCATCCTACTCACGTTATTATTTACCTCCGCAATTTTTTCAATTGCAGCATCTAACTTAGAAACAATACCTTCAAAAGTTTCTAAACGTTGATCTAATACCGCGAGTTTTACTTGATGATCATCCATTGGGCGTCCATGTTTTTCTAACACCTTTCATGTAAATATACTTCTTCTTCTTTTTAACAGGAGGATCGTCTCCAGCCTCTACGGTGCCAGCAATTTTACCACTACCAACATTATTAGTTGGCTGCTCATAAAGATGAGAACGAATTATATCTATAACTTTATTGTATGCCTTGCTTTTCATCGTAGATTTTGTAAAGTTCGGTCAAACAAGTCATGTCAACTTGAATATCATGAATGTAAGTATGAGGATACTCTGGAAATCTACCTAAAAAAATAATAAAACTTTTCATTGCAGACCAGAGATCACTTTCAATTTTAAAAAACAACATTGGTGTTGTTGCTTCACCAAAAATATTATATAAAATAATAAAATGGTTTAAGAGAAGATGAGTCTTTAGTTGACCAGAATTTTTATATCGTTTTAAGAGTCTTTTGATATATTTAAAATGATTTAAATCTCTGTCAAAATCTTCTCTTGTTACAGCTTGAGGATTTTCATAATGTTTAATAGCAAACAAAAGGAAGTTATCCTCATTCAACTCATTAAAAATCATATATTACATACTAATTATTTTTGACCAGGGAATGCAGGACGGTTACCTGTGGTGATACCAGACATTGCAACCAAGACTTCCTTCTTAACTCTCAAAGTTCCATGCTGATCATTGTATGTCGTGATACCAACCCAACCTACACCAGTTTCATATGCAGTGGCATTCGCACTCTGAGCACCAGTGGTCGAAATACCATAAACAAAAGTGTCTTTATTAGTATTAACCTGACTGTAATTTGAATCAAGAATAGTGCTCTTAGGGCACTGAGAAATGGTGTAGACTGTGCTACCCATTCCAGTCTTAAGTCCTGCAGTAGATCCAATTGTCAATCTAGTTGCGTTAGCGATAGAAACGATAACAGCATCACCAAAATAAGTTGAGATACCAGCATCGGTAGCATCTCTATGACCAAATCTGATGATGTCACCAACTCTTGCCTCTGTGTGCCCCGCACCAGCAGCACCAAAAGTAGTACCAGTACCAGTAACCACTCCTGTAGAATAATCGAGACTAACAGTCCCTGCGTTATTCAGATTGTCATTATTGCCCCAAAGTGCCATGTCTCTCTTCCGAAAAGTTTATTTGCTATAAGATATTTATAAAAAGGATAGGTTATAGATCAACCCTCTTCACGGGTAACCATTGCCTTCTTGACAACCTCTAAAAGTTGATCGTCCATGTCAGTCTTGGTTAGCTTAACCGCTTTACCCAAGATAACAAGACAGATCTCAACCAACTTCTCACCGAGTTCCTCATTTTCCGGAATCTTGGCGACGGCATCTTTAATTACCTTTGCTGCTAATGGAAGTAAGAATGAAAGCATGATGAACCTCGTAGTATATTCTATATATCGTTATTCTTTGTTAGAAACGTATCTCCCTAACTTTTTATCGTAACGTTTGACTTCACCAGGACGTAAACGATCTTTTGCTTCCTTTGCCTTACCATAAAACTTACCAAATTTCATCTTACGGTCTGCCTTGGCAAACTGTTTCTTCTCCTTGTCATACCTATCATACTTAGTTTCTTCAGAAACTTTCTTCTTTCTACCTTGACAGTGTGCTCTCTGAGAAAATCCTTTTGGATTATTACAGTC